TTATAGTAAGGAAAAGGCGCAAGGTTTAATCGATAAAGGTTATTTTCAAAAATACATGTACGAAAAAGATAAAATTAAAAAACTAGTTGTAATTAAATACTAGCCCTTTTTAAATGTTTTATAACGTGATGCGGCTTTATTTCAGTTGCGGACTACGGAACTGATAACTTTCCGCCACCACTAAACGTAATGCGAAACGTGAACGTGATTAAACCACAAAACTCGCAATTGAATAAAACCGCTGTTACCAGATGGTTTTTTAACTAAATATTTTTTATTATGAAAACAAGAAAGTTAAATCAAAAAAAATGCTCTGAATGTGATAAAATTGGAGTTTGGGCAAAAGGATTATGTCAAGCACATTATTCTAAAATGAGAAGACAAACTCCAGAAGGGGCAGAAGGATTAAGAAAATATAATGAAACAAAAGGAAAACTAGCGCAGCAAAGGTATTTAAGCAAAAAGCCAAAAAAAGAACCAATAGAGCAAAAAATATGTGAATGTGGCAAACTCTCAATTGCAAAAGGTTTATGTAGAAATTGCTATCAAAATAAAAGGTTTAATAAAAATTACACATACAAGCCTAAAGAAAAAAAAGTTATTGATTTTACTCCTTTTTATGAAAAAGTATTAAATGAAGTCAAAAAAGGAAATACAATTGAAACGGCTTGTAAAAACACAAATATCAATAGAGGTTTGTTCTACAGAAAAATAACTGCTATTCAAAAGAAAGAAATTAATAGCTATAAATTGATAGGTAAAGATTCGGATTTTGATGATTTTGATGATTTTCTTTAAACTATCTGGTAACTATTAGATATGCGTATAAACTTGCGTTTTTAACAAAACTTTAAAACTAAAAAATGATATTTGTAGATAACGTTTAGTATAAGAGTATGTAGCGGTTTCGTACCAGTGCGTTAAGGGTGTAGATATTACCTTAACTTAGACGAAGATTAAAGTTCAGCAACGAACATTGCTATTACTTTTATATATTGTTGTATGTATTTTTTAATTGCAGGTAACGTTTTGGATATGCACAGTAATTTTAACGATTAAATAAACAGAAACATAATGAAAACAAAAGACTTTTTAAACAGCGTGAATTTAAAGACTGTACACGCAGGTACAAAATACGATTTAGAATACACAGATGATATGGCAAAATTGCTTGAGGATTACCACCAAGCCCAGTTAAAATTATTGGGTATATCTGGTGTTAGCAAATCGTTGCCTACGGAAGATTGTGTACGAGATTGGTGGAGACAAGGAACTGGAGATAAGTATTTTTGGAAACACGAAACAGATTGGACTAATGAACAGGTCTTTAGAGAAATATACCAAGCCTTAACTTACTTTATAAATAGATGGCAGTAGTAGGCTATGTTTGCTAACATCGGATATGTGAAACTCTAACAATTTAACTACATATTTGTACGTTTATAAAATAAAAAGCATACATAATAAAAATGGAACTACAAGAAGCAAAACAGAAACTAGCCGCGCAAGGTATAAACGTAGGAATGAAAAACCACGACTACAAAATAAGGGTTCTAGTAACCTACCCAGACCGCGAAGTAATGGGCAAAGTAGACCACAGAACGGAAACAATAATGCAAGCAATTAAGAAAACTATTCTGCACCTAGCAATGACAACAGACAACTAAAATAAGTGCATATAGGTATGTTTTTTAAACAAAAAGCATACGCAGGCGTTTATTACGTTAGGTAGTTATTGATAACAATTATAAATAACGTTAATTCATACCATTTATAGTTGGTAATGTATAAAAGGTTTGTATATTTGAATTCGCTAAGGCGGTAACAATCTAAAACAAACACCATGAATACTAAAGAATTTTTAACTGAAAACAGAGAAGAAGTAGTTAACTACTATAATAATAACGTTAAAGACTTTTACAAAGCATCTATGAAAGACTTTATGTTAGACCTTTTAAATAACTTTAGAAAAATGACTATCACCGAGGGGTTTTCAAAAGCTGATTTATTTGGAAATCTTAAAGAAGCACAAAGCCGTTTAGGAATGTTTGATGTTAAAATAGGACTAACCTACAGCAAGCCATACGCTGAGAGCAAGCACGCTAAAGCTGTTGCGCTATACGGAAAACAATAATTTACCAACCTATAAAACAATGACAACAATTAAACAAGTACGCAAAGAACTAAGACTAACTAACGAGAAGATAAGCAAGATGTTTAACTACGCCAGTAAAAAGAGTTACCAAAATAGTTCTAAGCGCCCAGTAATAGATGCAGCAATTATCACTATATTTGAACTAACGAAAGCAACTAACAATTAAAACAAAACACAATGAACATAACAGAAAAGCAAATCAAAGATTACCACGCACAGGCAGAGGGCTATTTAAAGCGTGAGATAGAAAAAGACTATCCAGAGGTTTTTAAAGTAGACCTATGGGATAAGTGGTTGGTTGATGACAAATATCCTCTTTGGATGTTGTACTTTAAAAAAGAAACGAATAGTTATAAAGGTTTAGACGGATTATCTAATTGGGTTGAAAAAAAAATGGACGAAGACCCTAACAAGAACGAGCGCAACAAGCCAGCAACGCACGAGCAAATCCTAGCAGGTCTATCTAAGGAAGCGGTAAAGCGTGGATACAAAGATGGCAATCACAAGTGTTTAAATAACAAGAATACGATTTTATGTGTAGATACAGGTTTTAAATACTGTGAGCGTACAAATCGTTTGCTCTTTAATTGGAACGTAATTTTTAACGACGGCACATGGACTGCGATAATAGAGCCTGTTTACGAATGGAGGTATTTAATTAAAGACATAGAATCTAAAGAATTTACGGCAAGTAATTATTTTTACACAAGCAAAAAAGAGGTTTGTAATAAAGGTATAAACGTTATAAGCAAGATAAAAGAAACCAAAAGATTAAGAAAATAATGAAAAAAATACTATTTATTTGTGCTATTGCTTTAATTAGCTGCACACCAGAAGATGAGCCAACTATTTGCGACTGTAACGCCGTGGTAACGATTGACAACGTGCCTAACGGTGAATCTTACTATTATGGTAGTGACTGTAATGATAACGGCAAAGTGTTGTTGGACGTCCTAGATACAGGTTTTAGAGTTAGGAGAATTGTAAAATGTGATTAAATTATGGCAAGATTAACGGAATATAATTATAAAATTTGTTTAGAGATTTGCGAAATAATAGCATTAGGCGGCAATATAATGAACGTTCTCGAATCTAGCAACAATTTCCCTGCTTGGTCAACGTTTAGACGTTGGAAGCGAGATAACGAAGAATTAAGAACGTTGTATGTAAACTCTATACAAGATAAAGCAGAGGCGTTAGAAAAAGAGATGGACGATTATAGGGATATGTTGATTTCAAAAGAAATTGACGCATCAACTTACAATACTTTAGTTCAAACTTTAAAATGGAAAATGTCTAAGTTTTACCCTAAAATGTTTGGCGAAAAATTAGATATTGTTTCTGATGGCGTTGCATTAACTGGAATTGATTTTAACGTAATTTCTAAAAAATGAGAGTAGGAGTAGATATTTTAAAACATCAGCTTGCATTTGTCGAGAGTAACGCAACCCACACGGGATTAATTGGCGGTTATGGTTCTGGAAAATCTTTTGCAGGTGTTTTAAAAACTACTTTAATGAAATTGAAATATCCAGCGATTCCAGTAGCTTACTATTTACCAACGTACGGACTTATTGAAGATGTTGCGATACCTAAATTTGCCGAACTTCTTACAAATATGAATATTCCTTACGTTTTAAACCAATCAAAACATTTTTTTAATACTAAGTACGGTAAGATAATTTTAAGGTCTATGTCGAACCCAGAGCGCATTGTAGGCTATGAGGTTGGTTATTCACTTATAGATGAAACAGATATACTTTCTAAAGATGCGATGAGCGATGTTTTCGTAAAGATTATCGCAAGAAACCGCTGCCAGCTACCTAATAAGGATAAAAATAAAACAGATGTAGTAGGCACCCCCGAAGGATTTAAATGGGCCTATGAGTTTTTTGTAACCAAAACAAAGGCAAACCGCAAAATGATAAAGGGTAAAACCTTAGATAATCCATTTATCCCTAAAGAATATATTGAAACTCTTTCAGATATTTATACACCTCAACAACTAGAAGCCTATCTTAATGGCGAGTTTGTGAACCTAACGAGCGGTAACGTTTACCACCACTTTGACAGGATTGAAAACCACTCAATAAGAGAGATACAGGCAAATGACGTGCTGCATATTGGAATGGATTTTAACATCACTAAAATGAATGCAGTGGTCCATGTAATTGACGGAAGCATTAAAACCGCGGTGGCTGAAATCGTAAACGCCTATGATACTTTTGAAATGGTTTCTTTGATTCAGTCGAAGTACCCAGGTCATTCAATCGTAATTTATCCAGATGCAAGTGGCGACAACAGAAAGTCAAGCGGTAAAAGCGATATAATAGTACTACGCGATGCAGGGTTTAATATAAGAAAACCAAACAAGAACCCATTTGTAAAGGACCGAGTAAACTCCGTTAACGCTGCTTTTAAGAACGCAAAAGGCGAAAGAGTATATTTTATCAATACAAATAACTGCCCTGTTTACACAGAAGCCACAGAGCGACAAACATACAAGAATGGAGAACCCGATAAGACCACGGGCTTTGACCACATAACAGAAGCCGCTGGATATTTTATTAATATACAACGTAAATCACCTATGCCACTATGACACAAAAAGAAACCACACGAATGCACTTGCGCAGATTTTTACCTTATTTAAAAAAAGAATATAGGAAGCTAGAAAAAAAAGAGTTAAGAAAAAAAGAAACGTTAAAAGAACTATTCGGCAATGATGAAACAGACATTAAAAAGCTTAAAGTTATTTTTGATTATCAAAATCTTATTTAAAATTGACGTTACTTTTAAAAATGCGGGTCGTTTCATAGACCTGGAAACGTTTATTAAAGACGAAGATGATGCCGCATTTATTAAAGCGACTGTAAAGCCTAGGCTTTGGTTTATAAAGATACCAGAGTTTGTGAAGCGTTTTGCGGTCGCTTTGTATATGCAAGAAGCCGAAGAAGTAAAAGCCAATTTTCCGTGGATATACAACCCTCCGCAGTTTGCCAACACAAGCGAAACAACGCAGGGAAGTATAGAACGACAAAACTTTTCTTTGACGTACGGAGGTTATACTGAAATGGTATATCTTTGCTCTACCTTTGAAGGCGTAAGTCCGAAAGTTATTTTTCACTACGAAACAAATTATTTTCTGTTTTGGGCTGAATATTTATTAAGAAAAAGAACCGTTGAAAATTTAAAATAAAATGAACGAACTATACTTATTAACAGAGTTTTTAATCAACAAATTTTCGGAAAACGATTTAGTTAATACGGTTACTTTGGTAGAAACAAAGCATATTGACAACAACAAAGAAAACATTTACAGCCTTGTTAATATAGACTATTTAAACAGCGATACCCTAGAAGATGCAATAGTTGCTACTTTTTTAATTACGGTCGTTCAGCAGCGAGATATACGCCCTAAAAAAACAGACAGCAAGTTAAGATTAGACACAAATTTAATTGATAACCTAGGGGAAACGCTTGCAATAATTACAAGGTTTTTAAATCAAATGAGAAGTAATAATTTTGCAAATAATATAGAGTTGTTTTCAAACACGCAAGCCAGTAAGCTAGAGAATTTTAACAAAAACGCTTTAGACGGACACCAGATTACAATAGAATTAGCAATGTCTAATCTAGGAAGCGGGTGCTAATAACAAAAGAAACAAGGGTAATTGCGGAAAAGGTGGTTAATTTATCCAAAGCGACAGCAAAAAGGGATACAGGATTTTTAAAAAGGTCTATATCTTACACAGTTGAAAAAAATGTTTTTATTTTTGTTGAGGTTTTTTACGGTCAATTTGGAACCAACTCAAAGTTAGAGCAAAATGCAAGACGGCTAATGCCGAGCGGCGTAAAGTGGCGAATGCGTTACACGGATATTACTGGGAAAGTAGTCGAAAATGAAAGGGTTCAAACAGGTAGAAACTCGATTAATAAAATAGTTGACACTATTGGAAGGCAAAGCACAACGGCGGTAACTGCACTAATTAACAAAATTAAAGGTTTTGGCAAGAAGAAGGACACGTAAACAAATAGACGCTGATAAAATCATTAGGGCACAGTTAATGGATTTAGGCGAAAAAATATACGAGCAAGCAAGGGAACGCTCACGAGTTGCAAAAGATTTGTATTATAAAAGTGACAGAGTACAGCCCCAGGGAACTTTAAGAAAAGCGGGAGGTACTTTAAGAGATTCTGTAAACTACAAGCCGTTAAAAGATACGGTCCTTTTAGTAGTGCAGGTAAATTACGGTAAATTTCAAGACCCTAATGAGTTGCAAGTAGCAATAGATGATAATTTAGAAGGAACAGTTAACTTAATAGTTGGTGAAATTATGGAACAAATAACAGGAAATTATGACAGTCAGTAAAATTAATATCAACCATACGGCAAACATACTTTATATCCAGAAGTATGTGATTTCTTATATAGACACAAACACCAACATCACAAACAATATAACCGTAACAAATGAAAGCGGCGGTGCGCTTACCCCTAGTGGGTGGGTAAACTATTTTATAGTAAATGCCTTTTACCCTACTAGCCTTTTTATAGCGCAAATAACAGGTAGTTCTTCGTTTAGTTTTCAAAGCTTAGAATCAAACATTGTTTTAACAGGTTACAAAGGTTATACTGCACCTGTTTTCGGTAATGTAACAGAAATAACAAGCGGGTTCACTTTTTCGATTGTTAACGTCAGCGTTCCAGGTATTAACCCAGAAGCCGTTGCCTTACCAGTTAATGCTCGCACAGCGATTGACAGCGAAAGCAAAATAAAACTAATTAACAGCCCGCTTTTTATTCGTGAAAACGCAACCGAACAAACAAAATCTGTAACCGTTAATATATACATTTGGGATGGCGAACAAGACAGAACCATTAACCAGCCAACGGTAATATTAAAAAAGGACAAAGTAAGTAAGTCAGATAATTACATATCGATGGAAATTTCCGATATTGTAAGACCTTTTATCAAACCGCGCTTTGCTTATAATAGGGCAGCTCCACCAGCGATTACAAATCAGGGTGTTTTTTTACAGGCGCAAATAATTAACATTAATTTTGATGCAAGCCAAACCACGCGATATACTAACACATTTTTTTGTACCCTAGGTTATAGATGGAACTACGAACAAAACCTCATAGAAGATAATGCAGTGCAAAACTATGGCGCTAGTGGCTTTGTTATTCCTGTTGAAAAATGGTTTAATCCAAAGATAAGCAACTATTTTAATCAGACTTTTAATTTTACTAGAACGGTGGAAGAAGGAAGCACTAAAAATATGGTGAATTACATTGCGGTAACCCCTACAAAATTACGATGCACGTTAGACCCTTGTTTAATAGTGTTCATAAATAAGCTGGGCCTTTGGGAATCGTTTACACCGCACGGTAAGAAAACAGCGAGCGTAAAAGTAAACCGAACGGTAAGCAACATATCACACCGCGACCCTTCGCAAATCGATAACACTTATAAACATTCTAAGCAAATAACGGCTATTGATGCAGAACAATCTTATTTAATTAACACAGGCTCACTTGATGAAAACATGACTTCA